TTTGCCTTGGACACAGGAGTATGTTAAAGAAGGATTTATATTCCTTGATGAGCATTGCCCTAGTTGGTTTCATAATTGTTTATATATTAGTATTGGTGCTAGCTTTGGGTATCGGTTTGGCAAACAGGGATTACAGATAATGAACCAGAGGAAAAAATAACATGGACAATTTAGTAGATACTATTAAGAAGCATGAAGGTTGTCGCCTTGATATGTATAAAGATACTGTCGGAGTTTGGACAATCGGTTATGGACACAACTTAGCTGAAGGCATTGACCAAGAAACTGCTGACTTTATTCTTGCCAGAGATTTAGAGAAGCACGCTAATGAACTCGATAAACATAAACCAATGTGGAGAGAGCTACCAGAACCAGCACAAGTTGTTATTCTTTCTATGCAATTCAATATGGGATGGAATCGTTTTTCTAAATTCGTTAAATTCTGGGATGCGATTGAGAATAAATCATGGTCTGAAGCTGGTCGTCAGATGGAAGATAGCCGTTGGTGGGGTCAAGTTAAATCCAGAGGGCCAGAGCTTCGTGACTTATTATTAAAAATTTGAGGGGTACAACCATACTAGAAGGTGCAGTTCCACCCCTCTGAAGCTCTTTAAATCAAGACTTTTTTCCCATAAAGTAGTGTATTACCCTAGGTTTCCCTATTAGCTGTGTTATTTTCTCTTCTAGCCATGTAAAGAATGGGATTGGCTTTGCCTTCACCACTGAAGTAGGTGTATCTGTAGTCTTTAATTTTTTTTTAGGTGGTTTCTTTTTGTAATTTGACTTTCGACTCATAGTTTTCTCCAATAAGTTTTATTATTTTTGAATTGTTTAAATTAGTTTTATATGTTTTTCCATTCATATTAGCTAAAAGCATTTTGTCTATCAATATATAGTCAACTCTTTGTGGTTTTATTTCTTTACCCATTAGTATTTCTTTCTGAATAAATGATATGGCTTTTGTTTCTTAGCTCTTTCTCTTTCAGCATCAGACCATGTTAAATTATTTGCTGGCATTGTACCATAGGTTTGATTTACTTTGCCTATCTTATCATAGTTCTCTGCTCTTGGGTCATCTTCGAACTTCCCCTGTTCTCCAATAACTTCTTTGCTTTTACTCCAGTCTGATTTATCCCAGCTTGGCATACGACCTCCTCTTAAAATGTTGTTGTGGGTCTTCTTTAAATTTGCCAATTTATGAATTTAAAGGTACTCGGCTTTACGATTCAGAATACTGTATGCAATATTTATCTTTAGGGCAATACTCTTTCACGATTTAAAGATATAGATGCAAACCCACTGAGCATCTTTAGGAAACTGTACCTCCCTATAACTCTAATGATTTATAATGTTTGGTTATGATATGAGATAATACTTGTGGCAATGTCAAGTTCATATCATGTGACTCATTCATAGCTTGTCTTATCTTTCTAAGTTTATGAGCCGTTACTCCCTCTAGTTTTAGACCAATGCCCTTGGCTTCTATCTCCCCAACTATTTTAATTTTTCTACCATCCCCCATCTTTACCTTCTTTCTTTGCTAAGTCTTCAGCCATCTCATCTAATTCTTTACCGAAAGGAATCTCATCGTCAAGCTCTTTGTTGTCCAGCCTTTCTTCTGGCTCTGAGATTTTAAATGACATATAATCCATGGAACCTTTCTTAGCTTTCCAGCAAGCCATTCGTTTATTATATTTTTCTAATGGTCCTGTGTAATGTGGCTTCTTGTCATTGGGTTCTTTGTATTTATTATCAAAGATAACCCCAATCTTTTCATAGATTTCTATATACTTTTTGCCATCTTTAGATTCATCAGATACCATTACAACTTTGATAGGCTTGTTGTCTATCTCACCATTCCCTTGTAAGATAAACTTTTGTTTACCTCTAGGTGGGAATGTCGCACCTTTATTATTGTTATCGTATTCGTATTCCATTTACTGTACTCCTTGTGGTTTGGAATTTTTTAAATTATCGCCTTCTTCTTCAGAATATACATCACCACTTATGCCAATGAGTTTAAGGATTACTCTATCCTTTGCTCTCTTTTCTGCCATAGCGTAGGGATATATATTTTTATTATTAGATGGTGATGCTTCACCGATTGACCATGCTTCTACTTTACCAGCACTACCTTTATCGTGATAACCTTTTACCATTATTGCGACACATTTATTTTTAATATCAGTTTCAATAACAATAGGGTTATCAAACTTAATGCTATACATATTAGCAATTTTTTCTAATGCGTTATGTTTAACAACTGCAGTACCATGACAATCCCAAGTAGATGATTCACGAGTTTCGCCAATTTGTTTTAGAATTTTTATTAAGTTTTCTGGTATTCTAGTCGCCATCGTTTATTCTCCCTAAGTAATGATAGTTAGCCCATCTGGTTTTACCTTTGCTTACCATGCGTGTTGCAATATTATATCCTTCATCACGCAATACATATATAATTGCTGACAATCTGGTGATTCTAAATTCAGTAATAGCTTGCCAGCTAGTGATGTTCTTATGTTCTTTAAGATAAGCTAATACAGTTTGAAGTTGTGTATCACTCATATTAATTCTCCTCATTAAGTTTAATTGTTTTGCGACCTGTCTTTGAAACATGAACAGAGAGTAGGTCACAATGTAACTCCCTGTCATTGTCTGTCACACTCAATGTAAGAAACTTCTTAGCATCTGTATTAGTCTTTGCATCATAGTAAGTACGCTTGTACTCATGTGCCATGTGCATGAACTCATTGTCATGTGACATATCTCTTCGAACCCTGTCATCAATGGGTACTAAATCAGAGGAAGGTTTCATTACTTCCATGTTTGTTGGTGCTTCACCTTTCTGTAAGCAATCCCAGAACTCTTTAATGTATACCCATATCTTATCAAAGTATTCTTGACTCCAAGATATCTTGATGTATTCCCATCTGCTGTTGCCAAAGATAACAGATAGGTAGCAAGAGTCTGTGCTTGTAAGAAACATATACAGTTGCATCTGACCCATATAATAGTCAGCAACTTTATTCATGTTGGTAAATGGATTGGTATGCTTGCACTCTATAACAGCGTATATATTTTCATACTTCTCAGCTTCTGTTATTGGTCCAAGATTATGTCGGTTAATACTTTCTTTAGGATATCTTGGCTTCATTATTAAACCATCTGTATGTCCGTGAAGCTGAACACCATTTAGTTTATGACCATGAGTATTGTATAATGCTTGATGTTCTAAATCTCTGCCTGTCCATAGCTGTTCTGGACTATGGTCTTTAAACCAATAAAGATTAAATTTTTCTGTTTCAATACCAAGTTGTACTGGAAGTACATCAGATAAATCATCTGGTTCTTTCTCTCCAGTTTTCTCTAGGTATAACTCATACCAGTTACCATTGAGTAGTCTGTTAACGTCAGACCCACCGATAGTATATTCTTTTTTTCCCATATTATTCTCCTCAGAATTATATATATTTGTAGCATTATTGCCATTAAATTACAAGGTTTTTAACCTAGATTCTAGGGATTCTAATAATCTTTTACGCTTCTCTATTCTAAAAGATACTAGTTGCCATAGCTCTGCATAAGATGTCCAGAATTTCTGAGTCTTTGCATTAATTTCTATAGCATGAACCAACAAATCTGCTGGTACATCAGCCAATAACAAAGCCATTTGATGTGCCTTTTCTTTGACTGATATTCCTTCTCCAACCCTAGCTTGGACTGAATATAAAATTCTTAATTGTTTCTTTGCGTCTTCAAATGATAGAGGTTGCAATGAATACTGAGCCAGCTTGTATGCTTCAAATAATTTATCTCTATCATCTGACTTAATAAGGTATGTACTCTCATCACTTTCAAACCCATACTCAGAGTATCTTGCCCTTATAATTTCTTCTATCTTTCCATCTAATATATCTTCCAGCTTCCCCATTAATTCTCTATCTGTTTGTGCTGGCTTTTTTTCTGCTAGCTTTAATGCCCAGACTTTATCATTCCCTACTGTTGGTAATTCTATAGTCCTCTCTGGGATACAGTTAGTAGTTTCTATAGTTCGCTCTGGGATACTATTAGTAGTACCCTTTGGTATTTTAATTGGTTTTATTTTTTTCATCTGTTCCTCCAGAAAAGACTTGATTGTCTCATATTGTACGTTATTGTATCAATGCGTTCCTCCTCAGAATAGCATTTAAAGGTAGTGATTACTTCCATTGTCACTACCTTTTTATTTTCTTGAACATATTTTTTTGATGTGCTGGCTTTTGTTTTAATACTTTAATCGCACACTCACTACAGTAAGTTCTTCTTAATGAGTCTTTAACAACAGGTGTCCTATTACATCTATGTCCCATGCACAGGTGTCCTATTACATCTATGTATCTCATTTCATTTTTACCCCCAACATCTTTAATGCTTTTGTATTTTTTACATTGAAACAGACATAGGCATTACTATTTTTTTCCTTGAGCAAAAGTAAATCGACATCGCCCTTCCCAAGATAAGATGATATTAATGCAAAGCCATTAGCCCTGTATTTAGATTCACAAATAATATTCATATCTTTTATTTGTATCTCGATATCATTGGGGAAATCTTTTAAGATACCAGACAGGGGTTGTCGTCTAGCTTTCCACCCCCATCTGTTGAACAAAGAAACCCACCAGTTCTCATGGTAAGTTCCTTTTCTTTTTTCTTTACTTGTCATTTGCTTTCTCCATTGCATTTAAATGTTCAGCAAAATGTTTAAGAGCTAATCTAACAACTGCTGGTTGCGTCATTTTAAAACCAAATTTATTTTTATGGTGTTTTTGTATTGCTTTTATATATGGTAAAACTGTTTTTACATTTACGCTTAAACCCCAAGCCTTGTCTCTTTCATTTGTCATTCGCTACCTCCATACTGATGATGCGAATTAACATACTGAATTTTAATTTAAACATGGCACAATCCAAGTCTGGTTTTGTGTCACTTAATTTTTCATTACTAATCTTCTGGTGATGCCAAAGATTATTCAAATCCTGTACAAGTTCATGCTTAATCTGTGTCAAGATTTCTGTTGGTGTTGCAACTGCCATTAGTTTTTCTCCACTTCATTTATAAAGTAATCTCTATGCACATGGTCTGGTGCATAATCGGATGGATAAGTTGTGCCAGCATATTCACTAGCTATCTCTTCTGCTTTTTTTGTTGCATCTTTTTTTGATGATGCATTGATATACAGCACAACACCTTCTTCGCAACAAACAGAAACTTTATATTCTTTAACTGCCATTACAAATTCTCCTTTTGTAATTTTTTATGGGTAGTTTCTTTCACATCATCGGGTAAACAATTCCATTGTTCTATTAGAATTGCGTATCCTTTTTTATATGATTCTAATTCTTTTAAAAGTTCAGATACTTTTTTCTCTAGTTTAAATATTTGTTTGGTTAATGCTACTGCCATTACTCTTCTCCCCAACTAGGGTTCTGCATATACTCAATGAAGATATCCCTTGCTTTGAATCGACTCAAACCAAAGATGGCTTCAATATATTTTGAAGCTCCCATCATATTGATTCTTCCACTATCTCTAAGATTCCTAAGATACCTAAAGATTTCTTTCTTTTTTTCTACAGTAATTTCCATTTGGTTCTCCTATAATTTATATTACTAGTGTGATGCTGGTATTCTTCTGGTGACATCAAGTCTTTGTACTCAGTTTCATACTCATGCATGGTGTCTAACCTTTCTAGCTTTTTCATTGTACCTTTTGCGTATGCAATGAAGGATGCCTTGTCAAACTCTGGTGCGACAGCTTCAATCTCATCTGCTATCTTTTCTATTTTAAATTTGTCTTTAAGATGTGGTGCTATATACAGCTTGATAAAATCTGTATGTTCTTTAAGCAACACAGGCTGTGTGTAAGTCTTCATCTGATTCCTCCTCATGGAATTGGTTTAATAAATAATCACTTGCTCTTTGTGCATCACTCGATACAGTCCAAAGCAACTTGGGGTCAGCCTTTATATTTCTAATCCAAGAAGCCAAGTAATTAGTATGGTCCTGTCTTCTCTCATTGTATATACCAAAGTGGCTGGACAGAAATGATGCACCTAACTCTGCAATCAATTCTTCTTTGGCATATATATCTTCACTAAAATAATTTAAGCTACTATTAAATCCTTCTCTTGCTATGCCCACTCTTTTAAGCCTGTCCTTGTGACCAGTAGCATGGATGTACTCATGGAATATTGTACTGTAATATCCATTCGTAGTTTTATAAGTCTTCTTAAATGGTGAGTGAACATAGTCTGAAGTTGTATTGTAATATGCCCTTGCTTCTTTACTATGCCTAGTTGTGATGCCAGTTTGATTCATAAAGTTTTCTATCCTGTCATCACGATTAAATTTATTTTCGATTGGCGATATTTGTTTTGGCAATCCCTTTACTTGGTCACGATTAAAAACAGGGTATGCTCTGAATCCTTTAAGAACAGTCTGTGTTTTATCATCTTCATCTGGTACAATGATTGGCTTTAAACAATACTGTAATCCAGCAGTGCTGCCTTTAATAATGTAGCCATTCATTTGATTCCATTGCTTGGCTGTCGCCCATTCATTCGTTGAATAATTTAATGAGCGTTGTATCATTGACAACCACATTGAGTTACCACCAGAGTAGTAATCATTTGTATATCCATTCTTTGGTGGTGTTATTAATCCATGCCAAGGACATTCCCATTTGAGATTGTTCTTGCTTTTAGCTAGCCCTTCTTCAAGGCTAGCTACGATTGTTTTAACCATTTCATTTTGTAATTGCTGGCTTCGCATACTTCATTCTCCACTTAGCTTTACTTTTATTTACAAGTACATCACGGAAAGTTTCTGTTAAATCACTAAGGATAGTAGAAGAATAATTCTTATCTAACTCTTCAACCTTTATGATGGGTAGCTTTGGGTCGCTACCATCGTATGTTTTTAGGTTACAATAGACTGTGCATCTATCATCAACATGCTTACCTTCAGTACGAAATGTAAACCAGATTGATTCTGCATCTGGTGATACCATAATTGTAATTGATTTAGGTCTGTATACCTGTATTGATGGTTCTATATTACTCATTTATTTGTACCTCCTCAGTACATTAATTGCGTAGGTTAATTAATACTTATTTATTTACCTACAAGTTTATCGGATTAACCTATACCCTTAATCCGATTATTAAAAATGGGGGATAAGTATGTACCTTTTCCCCCACTTATCCAATATTTACAAATGTATTTTTTTGATTTATAAAATTAAATATATACCTCCCTTGTTGTTAAAGTTATATTGTATTGGGGTCATCATCATAGACCTCCCCAAAATCTGCCCATTCCTGTTCCCAAGATGGTTGCCCATCATCTTCAACTGTTGGGTCGCAGTCAAAGCAGTAATCTTTATTGAGATGTGACATCTCATCTGGTTTAAAGAACTCTTTGCACTCTTCGCATTGGTATCCAGTATTCGACCTGTATCTAGGCATTACTCTGCACCTCCAAAGTGATTCATTACTGATTTAGCTAAATCATAATCAGCAAAGATTAAAAAATTATCACCACCTAATGTAGATAGTTCTTCTTTATTGTGGCATCTTATATATTCACTGAGCTTAACATGAGCTAAG